GCGGTGTTTCGTTTCAGGTTCGGCATGGTGCCGGTGCTGCTGGCCAGTTCGCTGGCCGGCGTGATCTATGTACTGGTGGGCGGCAACGCCTGACTCAGGACATTCTGGCCTTGACAAATATTGCGATATTCGCCATATTGCAACGGCAGTTTCGAGGTATATCCGGCTGTATTGTTTTGGCCTATTTTACAGCTCCCACGGCAGTTTTCTAGAAATTCTAGAATGTTTGGTCAAAACTCAGTGATACTGATGGTGGAGGCTCTTCAGTGAATGTTTTTTCACTTCCATAGTCTCTAGAGAAGATTCTCTCTAAAAAATCACATGTAACCACATCAAATGGCTGCAATGATTCAATCAGAGAACATAAATATAATAATTCATGTTCTTCCCCACCATATCGATCCAGGATATCTAAATTGCTGACTCGCATAGGGCATTTACAGAACTCAAGACCCTGACCAGATTTGGTCAAGGAGGCTCGATATCTTAAAGCATCCATTATGCAGGAACTAGGCTCGTTACAGAGCCCTTGAACACCCTGTACTAACAGAATCTCAAACTTATCATATTCTGATAAGTTACGAAATTCTTGCTTTGACAGGTTCAACATTTCTGGCTGTAAGACACCCTGTGTGATGCCAAGTGAACGTAAGACACAACCGTATACCAACCATGAGGTTGATCCGTTATATGCTCGTTTGAGAAAAGTAACTTGATTATAACTGTATGCCTGTGACACAGTAACAACAAACCCTATTGAGGCTGCAGCATCAATGATCATTGCCACTAAATCAGGCATTATCAATATCTCATCAATGGCAAATTTCTTCAGGATCTCAAGGAATGCTGCTCCAATGCTTAAACCAATGCATTCACAGGACGTACCATTCAATGTACCAGTATTTCGAATACCGGAAAATTCCCAAAAACTTTGCGCGAACATCTTAACATATTCACTTAAATTAGATGGATTGCGGATAACAACAGGCCGGCTAGCTTGCTGTAATAACTTTCGCATGTTATCTCCCATCTTAACTATTCGCAGGTAATAAAGACATAAAGTGAAGATCGGAAATTGATTTGAGGCATCACATTGACTGATGTCGATCTCAAATAAATATAAGATGCCACCAAATTTGATCACTAGAAATGAGTCGTCTGAGAAGTAATAAAACTTCCCACACCCTTCCGGTAGATCACGAGCATCCT